CTGGAGTGATCTTCTCTGTAATGAATCGCGCTCCCATCTCGATCGATGGAAGGAGAAGCGTTCCAAGATCTTCGGCCACATTGCCAACGGCCACTCTCGCTCGATCAAAGTCTGTGGACATCGCGGCGGCCGTTCCTCCAACTTGGCTTTCCACTTCTGCCAGGATCAACTTCTGAGCGCCGAGCATGTCTCCGCTCTTCTGCATCGTGGCGATCTGTGCTTTCTGTGCTTCCGTGAAGTCGATTCCGCTCTTCTTCAGAGCCGTGATTCCCTTCGTTGGATCGGAGAGCGCTTTGCCTAATTGAACGGCGGCCGCATCAGAAGATCCGAATACTGCTCCCATGTCGAGAACGGCTTGAGTCGTTCGATCGAAGATGGCATTGTTCTCTCCAGCCTGATTCTTGACAGCCTTGAAAGTGAGAAGGAGATTCGCTGAAGTTTGGATCAATTCATCATCGATGCCAGTTTGCTCAGATAGTTTCGCGGAAAGTTTGCCGACTTGATCAGCCGTTAGCCCTGCCGCTTTCCCTGTGGCTTTGATGATCGCTTCAGTTTGCTTCGTTACCTTCTGAGATTCGTATGCCGCATCGACTAATTGTTTGCCCATATAGACCGCGCCTGCACTAATAGCGCCGAGGCCGATCGCGGCTTTCTTGCCGATCGAAGCCATTGATGATCCGAATTGCTTCGCCTTCGATTCTGTTTCACCGAGCGCCGATGTTGCTCCTTTGGCATTGCCAAGAATCGTGAGCGTGAGTTTCCTTGTTGATGCCATGATCGGAGATACTAATCGGGAAAGGCTTTGAGATTCGCTTGCTCAAGCGCGGCGAAATAGAACTCGATGATCTCTTCGTAATTTCTACGAATGGCGCGGTAAAGGAATCTGTCCTCACCTTTCTTCCATTCTTGCTTTCCGAATTGATTCCATCCGTGAATCTTTCGGATGTCTCCCTTCTTAGTCCTGGCAAGTCGAACTCTCTGATCAGGATTCCGAGGAATCGTCTTGCCTCGCGTATCGACAGATTGCGCTTCCACTCTTTGAGCGACTTTGTTGAAGTCCTCTCCTCTACGCACCAATGTCGCTCTCGTTCTTCTCTGCCCACCCTGGCGAGGAGTAGGCGCTTTGATCAATCGAATGAGATCTCGATACGCGCCGAAGTTCGCTCCTCCGAAGTAGGGAACATCTGTGCTTCCTCCAATTACTTTCACAGCGCCAAGAGCGGAGGATTCTTTCAATGTCTTCGCGGCGGCCTTCTGCATCTTGTCGGAGGCTTCACGCCTGGCCATGTCAATCACGAATCGAGCCGTCTTCTTGTTGGCTTCTTTGAGAGCCTTTGGCGCTTCCTTGTCTTCACCTGCTTTGATGGCCTTCACGAATTCGCTCAAGCCTTCAATGCGAATGTCTCCGTAGCCTTTGCCAACAGGAGTATGTCCGCTCGGTTTCGCCATGTCATCTCCTTCGAGAATTCTTTGCTCGCTTGCTGAGATATGCGATCAAAGTATGAATACTAGATGATGGCATTTCGAGCAATTCGCTCGGAGGGATTCCTGATTCGATGGCAAGATGCCACATCAGCCAGGTAGCGGAGTCATCTCCAAAGGGATCTCACCTGGCTCATCTTTGATCTCTACTGAATCAACAGTCGCGACCCAATCAGGATCAAACTTCAGCGAAGTATTCTTGAGCCGCGTTTCCTTATTCCATGCAAGCCAAGCGAGATCTGTCAATCTCACTTCAGTCTCAAAGCGAGCGACTGATCTTTGCCATGTGCGCTCGAATGCAACGAAGTCGGCAAAGCCTGCTTCTACTACCTTCGATGTTCCGTCAAGATAAGTTACGCCGATTGCGATCTTCATGATCGTTCCCTTCAGTTGATGATTACTTGATTATTAGACTACGGCCTTCACTAGCGTTCCACCATTGAAAGTCAAAGTGGTCATCGCCAATTCTCCAACGCTTGCGGCAACAGGAGTGTGAGCCGATAGGAATGTTCCAGTCAAAGTGTAGGAAGGATTCGTGGCGCTAGTCGTTGAGCCGTTTGGCTTGATGATCAAAGTTGTCGTAGTGCCAACGAGAGGATAGATCGTTGCTTCGACATTCGAGGTGGCGAAGTCTTGCATGAAAGAAATTTCCACAGAATTATTCTGAAGGCCGCCCTGGAACACATGGCCTCCACTTCCGAAGCCAGTTGTCTCGACTTGATCGATCTCGTAATTCAGCGAAACAGAATTCGCTTTGTCGCTGAGCACGACAGCATTGACTGAGATGTATGCATTAGTTAGAGCAAGAACGGCCATGATGATTCTCCTTGATTACGCTGTTGTCTTGACTAGAGTTCCACCATTGAAGGTGAGAGTGGTCATTGCTAATTCTCCAACACTAGCCGCTACTGGCGTATGCGCGGAGAGGAAAGCATTGGAAATTGTGTAGCGCGGATTCGTTGCAGAGACAGCAGTTCCCTTGACAGGAATGAAGATCAAAGTACAAGTAGTGCCAACGAGAGGAAAGATTGTTGCTTCTGTTTTTGTTGCGGCGAAGTCTTGCATCAATGAGATCTCGACAGAGTTATTCTGCAAGCCACCCGTGAAGATGTGATTGCCGCCGAAGCCTGTGGCTTCAATTTGATCGATCTCATAATTGAGCGAAATTGAATTCGCCAGGCTGGAGCAATCCGTTCCAGCAATCGAGATGTCTGCATTCGTGAGAACTAATTGTGCCATGTCACTTGTCCTTTGATTCGTCTTGCTTCACTTGCTTAGCGCTAACAATAGCGATGTGTTCGCCTTCGATCAATGCGGCAACATTCATTCCAGCCAATTCTTCATCGCTGATGAGATCGCCTTCTTGCTTGTCTGCCAAGCGGCCTGAGATGACTTTGTATTGTGCCATGTCGATTCCTATCCGTGAACTGTGAGTTGAAATTCGATGCTCAAGAAGTCGGCTTCTGCAACTGCTAGAGAATTGATGTTCGCGGCTGACTCTAACACAAGAGTAGAGCAAACTCCTCCAAGCGACTTGTCTGCTTCGATGGCCGCTCGAATTGAAGATGCTCCGCTATACGCCAGGTATGCATCAAGATTCGCATGAGCAACACGATCCGAATATCTTCCAACAATGATCATCACAGTCCAATCCATCACAACATTCCCTCCACCAAAGGCCATGTGATAATCGACAGAATTCAGAATCGGGAAAGCGATCGGAGGATTCAACTGCTCAGGCTGATACGAGAATGTCCTGAGTCCTGAGACTGTGGCCAGGCTTGTCTTGATGCCATCAGCGACTTGAGTAATCGTTGCAGGCATCAGGCCAATCCGAGAATCTTGTATGGCATCAGAAGATCGCGCACATCGGGATCGATTGATCGAACCTGAATTGCCATATCAGCGAAGCCGACAACTCCGAGCGCGGCATTCAAGCGAGCCATCGATCGAATAGAAAGAAGAACGCAAGCCTGCTTCACATCGTCAGGAATTGCAGGCCATCCCCAAACTCCATTTACCTGTACGAGCGGTTGCTCAGGAGCGAATGTTTGAGGGAATGCTTTCGAGCCGCGAGAAACGATCCTTGAATAAGGCCTTCCCTGGAGAACGGTATTTGTTGGCGTGAGGTAATAATCTGTTGCGCTCCAAGTGGTAGAGAATGAATCATCTCCTGCCGTATCAGTCTTGAGCGTGGTGATCGAGACAAGATCCTGCACAGGCTGATTGTATGGATCTTGAGGAAAGAGTTTGATCGTGGCGCTTTGCTGATAGAAGAAGCGGCCACAATATCCATCGATACGCCTGGAAGATCCTTCAACAGAATCTTCAATCAAAGCATCATCGACAGAATCCGAAAGTCGCATCGCTGACTTGACATCTGAAAGAGTGCAATACCCATTCACGATCGCCATGCTTATACCTTCCGTTTCTTGCGAATGCTCCTTGTGGCTTGCTCAACATCGGGATCGATTGCGGCAACTTCCACTTCATTAGTGGAGGAATACTTGTGATCGAAGCCAAGTTCGCGCAATGCTTCTTCGACTGCTTTCACTCGATCGCGTAGGCCGCGCATTTCGTAGCCTCGGCGTTCTTCGAGAAGAGCCTGAATCAACTGTGATGTCATGATGCTCCTTGATAAGTCCAGGAGAGAATCATGAATGGGGGATACATGATTCTCTCCTGGCACATTTCAGATTAGAAGGTTGGCGTGACCAATCCAGTTCCAGTGATCTTCGCGAACGCCTTTGGATAACGATTCGCGGTGAATGCGGCGTAGCCGTAAACAACCATGAGGACATCCAATTCGGCGGCCTTCGGCTGATCGAAGCGAAGCATCATTGGAGTTCCATCGCCCTGTTCCCACAGGTGAAGTTCATTGAGGCTTCCAATGATGATCGTGTCTTCGTTAGTGCCAGCGCCACCATCCACAGGAATAGTTGCATCAACGATCACAGGCATTCCTGCAATCGAGTAGCCACTATTTCCGTATTGAGGAGTTCCTGCACCTTGAGCGATTGGATTCATCGCGTAAGGAGTTGGAACAGCAAGCGGACGATTCGTTGAATCGACAGCGGCCAGGATGAAAGCCAAGCGGCGAGGATGCATGATGATCGCGTTAGGCGATTGGAAGTAGTTGGTCTGAATGCTTGAAACGGCGCTCAGCAACTTTGGATAAAGTTCCGCAACAGTTGGCGATGCATCTGTGTACGAGACAGTAGTTCCTGCCGATGAAATTGCTTCAGCAACAACAGCAGTATTCAATACTGTCGCGTATGAAAGAGCCAAGTCTGCCATCACGAGTGAATCGATATTCGTTCCACGCTCTAAAGCCTGGCGCGAAACTGTCTGCTGTCCAGCGTAAGTGTTGATGCTGATATCAAGTTTCGTGTCATCCATGTTTGTCTCGGAGACAGCCGCGCCTTCAGTTTGAGCGGCAGTCGAAGATCCAGTTGTGATCTTCGAGATTGAGATCGTCAATCCTGCCGATGGGAGTTCATGCTTGCGAGCGGCATCTGCTGTCGGCCTTCCAGCGCGAGCGAATGGAGCGGCAAGTTCAGTCAAGTATTGCGGAACAATCAAGCCTGCAAAGTTTGCCGAGGTGACATCGCGGCGCTCTACGCGCTCTTCGTTCATGTGGCGAGCGAGGCGTTCTTGAGCCTGATAGTCATTTCGGAATTGTGCTGAGAAAGCATCCAGGACGAACGATGAATCGCTCTTCGCTGAATAAGTGCGAGGCTCGCTCTTTACTACTGCAACTGCTGATTCCATCTTGTTCTCCTTACGGATCTCGGCGGCTTTGGCTTGACGCTCTTCGAGTTCAACATGGCGTTCGATCTGAACATCCAATTCACGAACTTCTTCGAGGATCTTGGTGATGTCTTGATCTTCATCAGTTGAAAGATCGCGAGCCTCAATCGAGGCCTGGCTGGTAATTGATTCTGCTTTGGCGAGAGCGGCTTCGCGCTTCTCTGCAAGTTGCTTGCTGAATGTCATGTCGATACTCCTTGTATCTGAATAGGTGGAATTCACAAGTGAAGCATCGAGTGATCAATTCTGATCGGCTCGCGTTCGGCTTACTTTCGTCTTGCAATTTCAATCTGAGCGGAGCGCAGTCTGAGAGAGCCTGACGGTGCGACACTAACACTTGGAATCTGTGAGCGCAACTCGGCAACTGTGGCTTCATAAGCAGGGAATGTGACTACGCTGACATCGAAGAGTTGAACTTCTTTCAATTCGCGAGTGGTGCGATCAGCATTCCAGGAATCTTTCACGGTGCGGAAAGCGAATGACATCTGAGAAATATCTCCACGCCTCATTGCTGAAATGATTCGAGCGGCATCGGGATTCGTTGGATCAAGATCAGCCTGCACTTTCAAGCCTCGCTCATCTTCTTCCATCGTCAGAGTTCCCGACTTGCTTCGAGCGAGAGGAACGCCTTCATGATCAATCAAGAGTCGGACATCTGCTCCATCTTTGAGCGTCTTGGCGAATGCTCCGCGCCGAACATATTCAATCCAGGGAAGCGGCTCTGATGGCGAATCGAATACGGCGGCATAACCAACCAACGAATTTCCTTCGCCTACGGCTCGCACTTCCATAGTCGAATACGCGATCGATCGCGATTCATCAACAAGTTTCGGAATCCATTGCATTGTGTCGGCCATCTTGATCACCTCTTGCCAAGACGATACAACATTCGCTCGCGCTTCGTAGCCTAATGATTCTTCTTGTGGCTCTTCTTCGAGAGGGATCGCTTTGCTTTCCAAGAGATTCTCATTGATGATCCAAAGTTTGCAGATACCTTCAGGAGCGATCTCTCCTTCAACTACTTCACAGGCTCGGCCTTCTTTGTAGAAGATGCAATTCCCACAGATCAATCCGTCAGCCATGAAAGGAGATTCAGGAGAGTAATGAGATCCGTCTGCTCCTGATCCCTGATTGAACATCCCGTATTCCTCAACGATTGCTTCCGTTGCATCATACATAGTTTGCTGTCTTGGATTCAATGCCATCTCTTCGGCATCGATATTCGTAGGATCTTCCTGGATTACAGGCTCGCCAAAGATATTCAATGGAGCATCTTCATTCATTGGATCATCTTCGATCATTGGATCATCTCCTAACGCTCGATCTATCTGACCAAGTGGATCAATCTCTTCAGCCATAGATACAACAACCATCTGATCGATTGCATCCTGCTTCAGTTCATGGCATCCAATAGTGGTGAATGATCCATCGGCTTCTTGCTTTACCGTTGCCCATGTCGAGCAATCTTCTTGTGATTCGCTGATTCCGTATGGCATAGATCAATCCGAGTCAGGCGTTAGAACGCGGACATCTGTTGTACCCGATCCAGCGATTCCGTACAAAGATTCTCCGAGCGGAATCTGAATTTGGATTGTCTGATTATTTGGAAGATGCAATCCAGTCGATGAAGTAAGGGAAGAATTTCCGAGGTATGTGCTTCCGCTAGTGCTATGCAGATAGCAGATTCGATTCTGATTGTCGGCGCTAATCAATACTGTCGGGGAAGTGGTCACGGTAATTGATGCAGATCTCATTCTTCTTCTCCGATCGGTGGCATTGCATCGACTCCTAGTTGTGGCAAAGCATCATTCCCATCGAGGCCGCTCATCGGAGCGCCTGGCAAGTTGAGAACGAATTGATCGCCACCTTCATACGGCTCACGATTCTCGATCTCTCTTGCTTCGTTAGGAGTGAGAGTTCCTGAAGCAATCTGAACTTGTTGTGATCGAACGCGAGTCATGAGATCGGCTCGCTCGAATTCACTTGAATTGAATTTCACCTTCTGAGTCAATGGAAGCATCGCGGAGAAAGCATTCTCCAAGCGGCTCATCCAGGGAAGCAATGTGTAGCGCACGAATGAAACGCCAGCAGATTCAACATTCATGTAAGTTTGATTCTGTCCTCCAACTCCAGCGATGAGATGAAGCGGAATTCGATAGACGCGAGCGATGTCGCGGATCAATGATTCCCGATGCTCGATCATCTGATTGTCTGAAGCCGATGTTGTGATCGAACGCCATTTCAAGCCGCCAGTCAATACGGCAGGCCTTCGGCGCTTGTAGTGAGAATCTTCCCAGGAATCTCTCATGATCGCGGCTTGCTCTGCTGAGATCGCTTGATCTGTTTCAAGAACGGAAGATGGAGTTGCTCCGTCACCGTAGAAGGCTGAAAGGAATCGATCCATCGCGATTCCCATCCCGATCGTATTTCGTTGTGCTTCGAGTGGCGAGATTCCGCGCTTCTTGTTTGGCAACATCAGCCAATGAATCGCTCGAATATCTTCACGCGAGTATCTGATCTTGTTGATCTCGAATGGAAAATCAGCATCATCAGTATCGATCACAAGCGAAGGATGAATGTTTCGCATCTCAACAGGAAGGCCATTGTTTCCCTTCGGCGCGTAAATGTAGGCGCATCCATGAAGAGAGAGAGTGCAGATCGTTTCATGAATGAAGTCGAACATCGTTTGCTTCTCATTGGGAACGCGCAAGACTGAAGGAGTTGGAAGTCGCTCGATGCGGCCTCCTCTTTCTCTAGTCAATTCAAGCGGCATACAAGCAATAGAATCAGCGAGCAAAGTAACGGAAGCCAGGACAGCAGAGTGAGCGAATGCTGAAGTCTCGGAAACTATCTCTCCTGAATAGTTAGGGTAGAAAGGCCGAGCCGTAATCTGATAAGGATCAATCGATGTCGGCAATGCTCGCGCTTCGTTCTTTCTCCAAAGAATGCTCATCGTGCCATCCCTCCGATCACTAGAAGAATTACTCCAGCAACTATCACGCTGATTGGAATTGAGAATGATCCTACGCCTGCAACAATCAGAGCCATCCCAATCATCTCAGCAATCGTTGTCAATCTTTGTCGATTCATTTCCACAAGTCCAATACGCTCGGAGGATCTATTGCTCTAGTCTTGCTTGTCGCTCGATCTAGCGCTATAACCATAGCAATACAAGCGTCAATCTTTCGCCTACTCTTTCCCTTCGACAATCTCCATCCCTGCTCCGTGATTCTTTGAGCGGCTGAAAGAACATGATCGGAAAGAGTTGGCGATCCATCATGAGCGATCGTTCCTTCAACAATCAAGCGGTAGGCATTGTTAGAAGCAGGGATCATTCGAGCCGCGCTCTGAGGGAATTCGACCATCGGCAATCCATCATCGGCCAAAGCCTCAGCGCTACGAAGGAAGAGAGCAGGGTCGAAAGCGAACTCCTGGACATTGAGATCCCGATGCAATTCCCGAATGTAGGCCTCGACTCCAGCGACATCGATTCCTTCATCTTGAGGATTCCATACCTTCGCACGAACAACGATTCTTTCTCCTTGAGGCTGAGCCAAGACAACAGCGATCGAATCGTTCTTGATGGCCATGTCGATTCCTACCCAAGTAGGAAGGAAAGGATCTACCTCATGCATTGATTGGCATCGCTCCCACGATCCTGTCGGAAGCCATGATTCACTACTTCTCGACCATTGATTCAAGCGCCACCTCCTGAATTCCGATTCTGCTGTCTGCCTAGTTGCGACTTCAAGATCTTCAAGCGAGAGCAATCCTTCAGCGATGTTCGGATTCGCATCGCTCCAGGCTTTGCGATCTGTGATCGAGCAATCCATTTCCGATTCCCACCACCAACATCCGAACGCATTGTCTTCTACTTCTCCAGCCGCGACTCTCTTGCCATATTGATATTGCCTACCGAGCGGCGTGTCGAGATCGAAGCCTGCTGTCGAGATGGAAAGAATGAGCGGCTCGATGCGCGAGCCTGATCCAAGGCTCATCTGATCGTAGAGATCACTAGAAGTCTGATTCCATAATTCGTCAAACAGAACGAGCGATGGATTGAGGCCAGCCTGTCCACGATAATCCGAAGAGAGAACACGAAAGACTGATCCGAGTCTCGGCATCTCCAACGCATCTCTATACACTTTGCATTCAGAAGAAAGCATCGGAGAAGACATCACCTGATTCTTTGCTTCTTGAAATATGATTCGCGCTTGTTGCTTATCACCTGCACAAGCAAAGATCTCCGCGCCTGGCTCACCTGCAACCATGCCGTAGATTCCGATCGTGCTACCGAGAAGGCTCTTGCCATTCTTACGCGGTAATCCAATGAGCGCTCTTCGATATCGTAAGCGGCCATCATCTCTTCTCTCGAACAAAGCATGAAGAAGCCATCGTTGCCAATCAGTAAAGACAAGCGGCTCACCTGCTCTGAATCCTTTCGTGATTATGAAATGAGATTCAGCGAAGTCAATGATCTCATCTCCATCGCTTCGCAATGAAAGACGCGGAGTGTAGAAAGTTGGCTTCCAAGAATTTTTCGGCTTACGCCTGACGCTTCGCCTGGATTCTTCGGTGGAGTTCAATGAAGTCATGATTCTTCTGATCACCTATTCCCAACCCTGCTCGATCCGTAGGAGAGAATCCTAACTGGCCGAGCATCGAAGCAATCTGTCGATCAAGTTCTCGAAGCGCTCTTCGCGATCTCCAATCCTGAGCATCTTGAAGAACGATCGTTCGCAATCTTCCGCGCTCATCAACTTGTTCACAAACCATCTGAATCAATTCGCCATCAATCGAAGATCGAATCCATGAAGCACCTGAAAGAGCAATCCGATCCCAAAGCGCCAAGCCAAGAGATCCAAGCGGTCGAAGCGGCTCGATCCTTTGCTGAGGGAAAGCAACAATCACTTCAGCCTTGTTCAGTTTCCGTTTGCCAGGATTCCCGATCCGAGCCTTCTGCTCAGTTGGCTTCGAGCGCCGACCTGATCCTTTGCCACCCATTAGCGGAGTCCAGGGAAATAGTGGATTATTCGCGGCTTTGCGCGCCATCC